ACTGGCGTGAGACGATGCAGAGCCATCGCCTGATCGCACTGTCGGGCGGCTGTCGTGTGATGGACCCGATCACGTCGTACATCGTGATCCGTCCGCTCGCGCCGCGTATGGCTGGCATCATGATCCGTCGCGATCACGAGACCGGCGCGCCGTTCCACTCTGCGGCGAACCAAGCGGTGCAGGGCATCGTCAGCCCGAACCGCGACATCGGATTCAATCTGACCGACAGCGCGAACGAAGCGCAGGAGTTGCTCGGAGCGAACATCGGTGTGCTGGTGCGTGGCGAGATCGGCGACGACTTCGCAATCGCGTCGGGCGGCTTCGTGCTGATCTCGACCGACAACGTCGGCGAAGACCCGATTTGGCAAATGTATAATGTCATGAGAGGACGCGATTACATTCACCTCGGGATGCTCAAGACGCTGCGCTTCTATCTCGGTCGCTACAACATCATCGGTCACACGGTGCAGGCGATCCTGAACACCATGCAGTTCTTCCTGCGCGACCTGCATGCCGATCAGCACATCCTCGGCTACAAGGTGAACTTCCGCACCGAGGGCAACTCGCCGGAGCAGATCAGGCTCGGCCATCTCACCGTCGGCTTCAAGGCAGAAGAGCCGCCGGTCCTCAAGCATCTCACCATCGAGTCTTCGCGCTATCGCGAAGCCATCGACGAGATGGTCGCCGATCTCGCAACGCAGTTGAATCTCGCTGCGTAATATTCTCACCCGTTCGGGCAGCACGAACTGACGTGCTTAAAACTGTAGGGACGACTGCAAGCGTCCGCCCGAACACTTCTTGAAAGGAATGATTCAATGGCAAACCTCGGCACTATCTACGTGATGGAGTCCGCGAACCTGATCGTCGGCGACCGTGGCAACAACGGCTCGGCGGCGGGTATCTCGACGCATCTCGTGCTGCAAGAGTTGAAGCTCCCGATGCTGGAGGAGAACAACGTTGACCACGCACCCGGCGGCGCGCCGGTGGCAATCGAGATTCCCACGCACATCAACAAGCTCGAAGCGACGTTCAACCTCGCTGGCTGGGACCCGATGATCATGGGCAAGATCGGGCGAGAGGGATACGAGCATCACGTCTTCACCGCGTACGGACTGATCAGGGATCGTCGTACCTCGACGGCGCTGCAGGCCATCGCGGTGATGCAGGGTCGGCTCGGTCGCGTCAATCCGACCGCGTTCTCGAAGGGCAACCTGATGGCGCACGAGTACTCGATCAAGACCATCGTGCACTATGAACTGTGGATGCAGATGTCGGCGGAGGACAAGGACCCGACCGAGATTTACTGGTGGGACTTCTTCACCTCGCGTCTGCGCAGTGGTCGCGAAGAACTCACCGACCGCATGGTCAACGTGCTCGCGATCCCGGCGAACCCGGTCTAAGCGATGGCGATGACAGTCGCGCAATTGATTGCCGAGCTTCAGAAGATGGAGGTCGGCAAGCGCGTCGTCGTCGCAGATCGCGACGGCGCGGGCGGTCACGAGGACATCGAGTTCATCGACAAGCGAGTCGATAGGGGCGAAGACGTCGTCGCGATCTGGTTTCACCATTAACGGGAGCGGCAGTGATCACGCACAATAAGATGGGCGGTCGCACCGTCGAGCTATTCATTCCGTTCGAGCACGGCGGCAAGAAGATCGAGAAGATCACCTTCTCGCCGCTGCTGCTCGGGCACGTGCTGCGCTGGAATGAAGGCGCGTGGAAAACCATGATCGGCTTGCTGGTCGAGCTTGCCGACGTGGACGAGACAGTCGTTCGCGGTTTGCGCTATCCGGACGCCGACCGGATCATGGAGACGTTCCTCGGCATGCTGACGCCGGAGATACGCGACGACATCGGCAACAACCGCATCCCGACTCCGTTCAACGCCGACGAAGATGTCGAGGCTGCGATGCGAGCGGTCGCGGCAGGACAGACGGCGAATGGCGGCGACGATGGTCAGGGGCTCGACCCATCCCTGATGCGTGGCCCGGGCGTGCCGCTGCCGGAAGCTGGATTCGATCTGAGCGAAGAACCCTGAAAGGGTTTGAACGATGGGCGCTAACGACCAAGAGACAACGGTCCGCATCACCGCCGAGGACAACACCAGCAAAGCGGTGACGTCTATCGGCGCGCGGTTCTATGCCCTGCACAAGGAAGCGCAGGCGATGTTCCGTGGCTACGCTGACGGCGCGCTGGTCAGCACCAAGTCCATCGAGATGTTCGCGAAGAAGAACAAGACCACCTTCGATGAAGCCTTCCAGCAGATGCAGAAGCTGCACGACGCCGAGAACAAAGCGTTCAAGGCGCGGCAGGACGCTGCCGCCAACACGGACAAGGACAACACGAAGCAGGCGGCTGGCGCGAAGGGTGTCGCCAAAGAACTGGCGGGGATGGCCGCGCGCTATCTGTCGGTCGCCGCTGCCGTCGATATCGTGCGGCGTTCGTTCCTCGGCTTTGCCGACTTCGACAAGAAGATGCGGCTGATCCAGAACGGCACCGACGCGACCAAGGAGCAGATGAAGGAATTCTCCGCTGTCATCAAGCAGGTCTCGGCGGAGACCGGCGCAAGTCTCGACGACGTCGCCGAAGGCTTCAAGACATTGCAGGAGACCGCGAACCTCTCGCTCGCCGAGACGCAGAAGATATTGCCGGAGCTTGCGGTGCAGGCCGATGGCATGGGCGTCAGCGTCACGCAGCTTGGTCGGCTGATGGGCGAGATGATGCGCAACTTCAACATCCCGGCTGCGGATGCCAGCCGCGCGATGGAGATCATCTCGCACGGCGCGCGCAAGCTCGGGCTCAACGTCGGCGATCTCGGCCCGGCGATCTCTGGTCTCACGTCGTCGATGGCGGAGTGGGGATACACCGGGGCCGAAGGTGCGGCGCGCATGGTCGCGATGCTCGGCGAAGCGCGCAAGGCGACCGGCGATTCCTCGAAGGCCGCGCAGGTTCTCAGCAACATCTTCGAGAAGCTCGGCTCGGGACAACTGGCAGAAGCGCTCGGCAAGAATCCGCAGATGCTCTACAAGCAACTGAAGGAGATTCAAGCCGCAGGCGGCGACGTCATGGGCGCGATTGTCGCCATGATGGAAAAGGCGACCGATCAGCGCAAGGTGGCTGAAGCCATCGGCGTTCGCGACATCAAGGTCGTGCGCAAGCTGACCGAGTCGTGGGGCGACATGACCGGCAAGATCACCGAAGCGAAGAACGCGCAAGGTGGTTACGCTGCAGGATTGAACACGCTCAACAGCGCGCAGGGTCGCGTCAATCAGTTGATGGCGAGCATCGTCGAGTTGATGAACTCGCTCGGCGCACTGCTCGATGCGCTCGGCGCAACCACCGCACTGAAGTTTCTCGCCGATCAGATCATGGCCGCAGTCAAAGGCATGGAGCGTCTGACCGAGTTGTGGAAGTGGATCACCGGGCAGGAGATCAAGAAGCCCGAATGGATTCCGCAGAGCGGCGCGGAGTTCAGGCATCGGCTGTGGGGCTCGCGCGAGTATGGCGGCTTCGGCGAATTGAAGCGACCGTGGGATCGCGAGAAGAACGCGCCGGGCATGACGAAGGAAGAGAAGGCGGCGGAGCAGAAGCGCATCGAGTCGATGTCGCCGCAAGAGAAGGCGCTGTACGAGCAGGGCTTGAAGCGCCAGCGCGAACTGAACCAGCAGATCGAGACCACGACCGGCAACATCAAGAAGATGTCGTTCGCGTTGCCGGACACGCCGGGCTTCAAGGTGTGGAAGACCGCGCTCGGTGTCCCGCAAGGCGGCGGCGCTCCGAGTGCTGGCTATGGTGGCAGCGGCGATGCGTCGGTGCTTCCTGCATCGTACTCGCCGGGCGGCGGTCTCGTGCATCGCGCGAGCTACGGCGGCGGCGACGGCACGCCAATCGGCAATGCATTCTCGCGCGCGAACGCGATGGGCGCGGGCACACGCAACGTCGTGGACTTCGCTGCGGCGCGCGCGCGTCGCGTGTCGTATGGCGGCAGCGCGGACGCGCGCACGCTCGATGCTGATTATCATCCCGGCGAAGGCGGTTACCTCGGCGGGCCGGGCGGCGGTGTCGGCCCCGGCTACGGTGGGCACGGTGCAGGCGGTCCGGGCATCCCCGGCATGGAGCGCGCTGGTCCCGGCGGCTATGGCTCATCCTATGGCGGCGGCAGTCAACCGCAGATGACGGGGCGCGGATCGTCGCTGCCGGGCGCTGGCGGAGAGCGCACGCACGCGAGCCTTCCACCACCGAGCGGACCGCAGTCGCCGACTGAACCGTCTGGTGCCGTCGATGAGCACGGGCACGCGCACACCGGTGTCGGCGGCTATAACTTCATGGGCAGCGAACGCGCACGGAGGATGGGTTACAACATCCAGCACGGAAGCCGCGAAGCGCAGATGCCGTTCGCGACTGGCATTCCGAAGGATGCATACGGCGGCAGGCTGTCAACGATCCGCGCGAACAAGTACGCCGGACCGGACATGGCGGGCTTCCTGAAAGACCTGCACGAGGCTGGCGCGCCGCTCGATCAATTCGCTGGTGCCTACGTCAACAAGCCACGGCAACACGGCTACGGCAACGCGCTCGACATCGAGACCGGCTTCGGCAGCGGACCGGACAACAGTCCAAAGCTCCACGCGTGGGCGATGAAGAACCCGGAGCTATTCAAGAAGATTCAAGCGCAGCGTCATATGCGCAACCTCGATCCGACATCCGGATCGACGGTGAAGGATTGGGGACACTTCGAGTGGACGCCGACCGGCAGAGCGCCAGTGGGCCAGACGCAGACCGCGTCCGCCGATGCAGCAAACCCGATGGGTACGCCTGACACTGCGCCAGCGGCGGGCGGAACGGCATCAGGAGACTTCAAAGGGAATCGCGTCAACCAAGACGTCCTGAAGACGCGCATTCAACAAGCCAACTCCGAATGGATGAAGGACCCCAAGAATCAACAGAAGATTTTCCGAACGCTTCAGGCTGAAGGCGGCGGCAACATAGCTGCCAACTTGGAGCAGATGTCGAACTACGCAGCGTCCAGAAACAAGAGCCTGCAACAGGTTGTGGAAGCTCGGGGCACCAAACAATTCTATGGTCCGCTTCGGCGTTTCCACGGTGATCCCGGCGCAGGGCGAATGATGCCGCATGAGCGTGATGCGTACAACAGCGCATGGACTCCACAGAAGCAGGCGGCGTGGGACAAGGCCAGCAACGAGGTGTTCTCTGGCGGGTCCAACAGAATCAATTACGCAACCGATCAAGGAACGGTCGGCGATCCGAACTATGACCCGAACAGGATGACCAACGTCGGCGGCAATATGTTCGGTGTTCAACCGGGCACTGGAAAGTGGGTTAGTGCGCAGCGAGGTAAGCCACAAGTCGAAGGTCCAGTCACCGCTGTCGCCGAAGCGCCGAAGACTGAGACGCCAGCGACGACGCAGACTGCAGAGGCAGGGCAAGACAACACGCCGCTCGGTCGCGCGTTCGCAGCGAGCCAACGCAGCAGGACGCGCGGCATTACCAGAGACCCGGTGCACGATGCTCAGATGGAGCGCCATCGCGAGGAGACCGAGGCGCTGAAGAAGAAGGACGCCGCAGCACCAGCGGAGGAGCCGTCGATCCCAGAGCGAGCGAAGAACGAAGTCGAGAAGCCGCTGCAGATGAATGTCAAGGTCAACCAGAACGACGTGCAATTCGCGCGCTCATCGATGAAGCGACAGGCTGATCGTGAGGTGCGCGAAGCGCGGTGGAGTTCGTACAGCGACATAGGTGCTGCATGAGAGACCAAGACTGGGTCGTCACCTTCAAGGTTGAAACGCGTCAAGGCACATCGATCACCGAGTTCTATCGTGGCTCGCGCAACGAGTGCCTGCGCATCAAGGAGATGAGCACCAGCGGCGGCTCTGATGATCAGCAGGCAACGCGCGGCTGGCGCGCCATCGCCGGGCTTGCGCAGGAGTGGGACGACTTCATCGACCACGAGAGTCCGGTCGAGGTGTTTGCTGTTGCGATGATGGGGCGGTGATCGAATGGCGAACTGGGTTCTGTTTCAATGGGGGCCGATTCAATTTCAGGTCTTTCCGTTCAACGTCAACGAGATGTCGCATCACACCGGTGCTGACTGGGCGAAGAAGGAGATCGCCGGTGCCGCGATGTATCGCGAGTGGGTTGGTGAGAACGACGAGCAGATCACGCTGAAGGGCCGCGTCTTCCCGCACTTCTTCGCGCGCGCTGCGTACACGCGCAAGATCAGACAGCCAGTGGTCGGCGGCGGAGCGGTGATGACCGTATCGCCCGACGAGAACAATCCGGTCGGCGGGCTGTTGCAGCAGCACACCGGCGGCGACTTCGCCAACAGCGGCGGGCTCACGCATCTCGACGTGATCGACAACATGCGCAGGCTCGGTCAGGCGCACGTGCTGATCCGTGGCGATGGCTGGCACTTCGGCTGGTTCATCATCGAGACGCTCAATCGCGGACACTCGCTGATCGCGCCCGACGGCATCGGCCAGATGATCGAGTTCGAGGCGAGCTTCCAACGCGTGCCGATCCCGAACGACGGCGCGTCGAACTATGGACAGATCACGGGATCGGGTGGCGTGCAGAACGAAGCACCGTCACCGGCACCAGCGCCGCCGGACAGGTTCGCATGACAGTCTCATCCTATGACGTGGTGACAGTCTCATCCGACTACATCACCGCCGACAGCATTCTGTGGAAGCGCTATCGCAACCGCGCGCCGAAGATGATCGAGCAGATGATGGATGACAATCCGCACCTCGCGAAGTGTCATCGCTATTCGCCGTTCCTTCCGGTCGGCACCGTGGTCCGCATCCCGATTGACTTCGGCGTCTTGAGCGGCGCGCCGCAGCGCAAGAACACGGTCGTGCTGTGGGGCACGACTGGCGAGAGCGATCCGGAGCAGCAGATGTATCAAGGGACACGGAAGCCGGGGGAAGTGGTGTAGATGGCTGAGCATCAAGGTCCGCGTCGTCGCGCTGCATGTCACATCTGGGTCGCTGGCAAAGACGTGTCGGCGCGGCTGTCGCCGTATCTGATCTCGGTGCAGGTGATCGACTCGCTGTCTGAGATGCCTCAGTGCAACATCGAACTCGATGACCGCAATGCGGAGCTACAGATTCCGCCGGATGGCGATCCGATATACGTCGCGCTCGGCTGGGCAGGTGAAGGCCCGCGACTGTTTGAAGGCGGTCGCGGCAAGACGTTCGAGCACACCGCGAGCCTCGGGCTCATGGCTGGAGAGAAGGAAGCCGCGTGGGGCGGTCCCGGTATGGTGCCGGTGTTCATTGGATGGGTGACGTCGGTCGAGTCAGGCTTCGGTCGTCGTGGCGGCGGTCGTCGATTGTGGATCGAGGCCAAAGGCAACAACGACAAGAGCACGACGAAGGAGCTTCAACGTGGACACGTCGGAGAAGGAAAACAGGAGGACGGTGGGGGAGGCTCTCAAGGAGG